TCTGCCGCATTGATCTCTATGGGTGCTAATCCTGTATGTAATTTAATTCCAGATCCCGCAATAAATGGCGTTCCTATAGTTTGAATATCGATGGCGCCTATAGATGTGGTAATATTGACATCACCAGATCCAGATAATCCAACAGTACCTTCTGATCTCATCTTAATTTGTGAAGCATCTGCAAATAGGGGGCCTTCAGCGTCAAGTCGCATTAATCCTGTTGTATTTAATTCTAAAGTACCACCACCAGAAATAGTAGATCCTTTTTTTGTACCTACCATAAAACTAGTTGTATTCGATTCATATCTATCAGAAGTAATATAATAATTTCCACCATCAACATTTGCATAATATGATCCACCCGCTCCAACTTTTAAAGAAAAATTTCCTTGTGTGGATTGTTGATCTCTATTAACAAATAACTGAAAACTCTTATCAATTGTTTCAATCTTATGTCCTTCAATATGTTCATATGAATTTGAATGGACTATATTATACGCCTCATTTACTGATTTTGTTACTACAGTTCCGTCAGGATGATATTCTAAAAATGATCCTGACCTATGATATAAATGTACTCTTTCAGAATCAGGAGTATCATCAAATTCAAAAACATGTCCACTTTCCGTTTGTTGTACATGATTATATGGATATACTGCATTATATGGTGGTAGAGGTTCAGAAAATCTATTTATTATTGGTTTAAGTAATGCTTCTTTAAATTTATCAGAACTGAGCTGAAGTGGAGTAAGAAAAGGCAGGTTCATATTCTTTCTTATATTTACTATTGAACCAAAATCACCACCAGTACCCACATTTACTTGGCCCGCATTGCGTGAATTTTTCTTTCTTTTTAAAATAGAATACTGACTTTCTGTTCTTTTTCCATCTTCAGAAGTTCTTAATTTTGATGTTGGATCACTATATCCTCTTGCTAATCTATTTGTAGTTGGTTCATTCAAATAATGATAAGAAGGAAAAGGAGAAAGTTGTTCTTGTTCAGTAATTATTACACCATCACCCGCACCAGAATATTCTAATATTTCCGGTTCTCGAGGAACTTTATCTGATTGTCTTGTATCAGCGCCAAGTAATAAAGATCTAACTCTTTTTTTAGCGGCTTCTAAACTAAATGGGTGTGTATCAGATGCAATTGCATTGTCATACATCCTAGCATCATAAAAACCTATTTGAGCCGTATAAATTTCTCTCACATCTTGTTCAGGAACTCCGTGTAATGTACCCATCATTACTGGTTCTTGTGCTTCTCTTCCATCACGAAAAAATCCCATTACCCAAGTTCCCTCTACAGGCCCAAGTGGGGTTTGTCCAACTCCCGTCTGAGAAGCAGAGGTTATTGGCATCAATGGAAAAGCCCACGGCAAATCTATAGGAGGCATTAATTTTTTATCATCAGTATGCCAACCCAAACAGCGAACTTTACATCTACCTAAGTACATTGGATCATGTCTATCTTCAACAACACCAACCCACCAAATAAATTCCATTCCCATAGAATCAGAAGTTAACATATTTTCTTATCTCCCACTTTGACCTTTCATTCTTCCAGATACAGCAAGTGCTTCATCTGTATCTTTGCCTTCCCATGTGCCAAAATTAGATGGAACATAATCAGTTCCTGGTAATTTTCTAGATAATCCATCTTTCATTACATGTAAGCTTAAAGAATGTTCAATTCTACTCTGCGTTTTTTGAAAAACATGTGATAATCTTGTTACTACAAATTTTCCAGAAGCCAAAGTCGACTGCCTCATTGTCATATTACCAGTGAGCTCACCTAATTTGGTCGGTAATTGTAAATTTATAACATCACCAACCTCTCTGTGTGTATTTCCTGGAACCGTTATTTGATATATGAAATTATTCAATAATTGATCTTGCATTTTTCTTTTAGCATACCAATTTTCTATGTGTGTTTCTCTTAATCTAGAATCTTGAGGAGCTCCTTCACTATTAATATCCGTAAATCTCACATAACAACCTTCATTCGTCGATTTTAATGAAACATTCGCTTGAGGTTTTCCTATTACGTCTGATCCTCTAGATATTACAGGGGCATCAGATAAATGAAATGTATCATCATCAATGACATATGTTTGATGTTGATGTTTAGAATTATTTTCAACAGTATTTCCAAAATCATTTGCAGTAGTGGGAGGTAATACTTGAATCAGTGCACCAGTTTCAGCATCCGTTCGAATATTTCCAGCGTCTAAATAACCTTTCTTATAATATAAATCATGATAATCATGACGCATTCTTATAATATTATGGGTTATTAATCTATTTCCATACATACCATTTTTTAAATTGGTATCAACAGATATTGAAGATACTCTTTGATAATCGAGAATCTTATGGCTTTCAATAGCTACTTCATCATATGCATTTTTATAAGATAATCCCACAGGAGCAGAAACATATTGAATTTTTTCATTTCCTTGCATTAATGTCTCTAAAGATTTAAATTTAAATCCTCCTCTTATTGTATCATAAAAACAATAAAATGCTCCCTTTGTATCTTTTCCTTCTTCAGTAAGTCCTGCAGCTTGGAATAATCCCGGATCAACTTGACCAGCATCATAGCCTTGAGCTGCGGTTCCCGATCCTGCTGCTTCAGCTCTGGATGCTAAAAATAACATTGCCTGAAAAGGTGTTAAATTTGGTATAGTGAAATTGTGCTCAGACTTTGTGGTTTCAACATCTAGAACTCTTTCCGGAATCTCCAGATTTGCAGTCGCGGCACCAGAAGTGTGTGGATTGATATAATCTTCATATATATTTTCAACCATATCACTAATTTTCATTCCAGCATAACATTTTTGAACTTTTGTTGCTAAATTAATAACATATTCAATACTAGTGAAATTTAAAGTATAGGTAACTAATCTATCATTTTTGGGATCTATATTAAAATTTGTTACTTTTACAACTCGAAAATATCTATCTATTTTATCTTCAGGTATATCTGCTCCAACAGATTGAAAGGATATATGAAGAACCTCTTCTCCAATAATAGGTATTCTTTCAAATAACCCAGTTGCATCACCAATATCTATATATCCACTAACATAAGGAGAAAATATATTTTCAGTAATCTCACATCTAGTAAACATTTTTGTAAGATCAACAATACCTCCGGGAAAATTATTAGGACTAATTATACTAAAATGGTTAATTTTAACATGTCCCGCATACTTAGGGATTGTATGTGCCGTTTGTAAACGGTCACCATTGAAAATAATTGAATCATAATTATTAGATGCCATTTATATACCTTAACTAAACATATTTCTTGCTGTTTCCAAAATCTGCTCGACCCAAGAATCATCTATCAAAGCAATTGTCTTTTTACTATCATTGCGTAAAATCTCATATTCATAATCAGACACAGTTCTTTCCATACCATCACCCTGTGCGGCAACAAGTTGATAACGAGTTGCATCTACTTCATAAAATCTCTCTTCTATTCTTTCTTGTCCTGCACTTGCTGGAACTAATTTTTGTAGTATTTCTTCATAATGATGAACTCCACTATGGGCGGCATCTAAGCTTCCATATTTACATATTATATGTTTTCTTAATTCGTCTTGAGATAATGGCCAATCAAAGATAGGATCAAGAATATTATTTGCTAAGAATATAAGCCAAACATATTCAAATCCACCATAATATCGAAGAGATAATGTATCAGCCCGTTCTCCTTCAGGAATATTATAAAGCTGCTTAGTATATACAGCTGATTTTATAGAAGATTTTAATCTATGTCTTAATGATATATCAGTTACTAATTTTTGATGAATTATATCTATTTTTTTTCCAGCATGATTTGTGCCGGTATCAAATTTATAATACAATGCTGGCATATTTTTAAAATATTCTGACATTATTTGTAAGGCCCTTCACCTGTTTGATAAGAATGATACACGCCCTTTTCTTTGCCATCGCCACCTTCCCACGTGAAATTTACCGGGCCTCCAGCAAGTCTCGCCTTACGCGCTCTTATAAATGCCGCCGTCCAACCGCCCGGGCCCGCGCCTGCGCCGTTGGGCGAGGTGCGTGCAGGTGCGGGTTTTTCACGTGTGGGTGCAACTTCGGATGATTGGACTGCATCAGAAGTAGAGTTGTCCAACAGATCTATATTCTCTAAAATAAATTCTGTTTCTTGAAACACTAATGATAATTTTGTATGTACTGGAAGTGGATCTCCAACTGGATTATCATAAAATGTCGGGCCTGATGCTGATGCATCAAAATTTATATCCATAGCTGTTAATACAGACCTTCTTATTCCCATTTGATCAAATCTTTTAGGTCCAGCTGATGTACCAATATAAAAATCAATAAAAAATTCGTGTGGAAAATCAAAATACACACTCTTCATTCCATAAAAATTATTCATTTTTGGTAACATTCTTCTTTTAAAGGTTTGAACGATATTTCTTACCGCAACAGCTTCTGTATAATTTCTTGGCCAAAAATCGAATGTCATATCATGTGTTCTAAATGCTCCAGGGCCTTGATATATCATAGCAATGTGTGGATTTATCCCTACTCCAAACGTAGCTGAAACCGGCGCTAAAGATCCACCAAAATTTGCTATCGCTAATGCTCCCGCACTTGATGCAAAATCTTTTACATCATCTGAAAGGCCTTCCACCCCCGCTGCTATTGCTTCAGATACGGACTTACTACCTAGACCCTCGCCCACAGCCTTCATTCCTATTCCCGCTAAAACACCAACTACTGCAGCGACTCCTTTAAACCTTTTTGCTAATGTAGACGCAACAGCGGCACCGGTCATACCAGCACCCATAGTAGCTCCAGAAGATTCAAAAATTGCTCCACCTGTTAGGGGTGTAAAATTTCCTGTAAATTTAGTTTTCATTGATCCAGGTGGAATATGTAATGCTATGTCAGATGCCCCGAATTCAGCCCCCCTACCGCGATTTCTAGGTCCTCCTGGTTGTGCATGAAATAATATAAAATTTTGAGTATCTGTCTGGACTTCTCCTAAAGTTAATGGATATTTTAATACTGATGCTCCTTCACCCATCGTGACACCACCATAAGCTACCGTTGCTGCTCTACTATTCATCAAATTTGGATCTGACATTTTGCTTTTCTTTCTAAATATAAATGTATCTTAAAAACTATTCATTTCTATTTATATGGCATACAAAGGAAAATACAAACCAAAGAATCCTAATAAATATAAGGGTAAT